TTTTACGAATAACCGCCCACCTCGAACGCGGGTAAGTTAAACAAAGCGATGTTAGGGTTAATAATAGCCAATACGTTTTACCGCCACGTATAGCGCCACCGAAAACAATAACGCGTTTATCCCCATAGAACGCCTGTCTATACGCTACCGTTTGCGTTTCGGTTAATTTAAACCTCATTCATTCGGTTGGCTCGGTTCGGTTAATACAATAACGAGCGGCTCGGTTGTGGTGATGTTATTATCGATGCTTTGTTTTGGCTTACCGTATGCGCGGTCTAAAAGTAGTTCGGCTGCTCGTACATCGCCCTTCGCCGCCTTTGCTCGTATCGATTTAAGTATTGCCTCGGCGGCGCTTATGCCATCCTTTTCCTCGCCCAATACATCTGCAAGCAATACGTGAAGCTCGGGCAGCTTACGCGGTCGCCCTTTCGGGTTTCCGCTTTCGCCTTTCTTCCAACGCGGCTCTATTTTGCCCTTTCCTTTGCTCGGCATAGTTCGTTGTATTTTCGTTGTTTAAATTACTAATTTAAGAAATTCGTTTCTTGCTTTTTCATCCTCTTTAAATACTCCTAGCATCTTTGATGTTAATGTCCATGTATCATGTTTCTTAACTCCCCTCATACACATACATAAATGTTGAGCCTTTAGCGTTACTGCTACTCCTTTTGGTTTTAATTCATTATGTAATCTTTCTGCTATTTGCGTAGTAATACGTTCTTGATTTTGAAAACGGTTGGCATATAAATCAACTGTTCTAGCTAATTTGCTTAACCCTACTATTTTTTGATTTGGTATGTATGCAACGTTTGCTACTCCAAAGAAGGGGGCGGTGTGATGTTCACAAAGAGAATAAAATGGTATATTGGTTTGGCATATCATTTCATCTGTACCTTCAGCATCAAATGTGGTAAAATTAAATTCTTTTGGCTGTAAAAATTCACGCATAAACTTTACATAGCGTTTTGGAGTTTCTAAAAGACCCTCTCTTGCAATATCCTCTCCAAGTTGCTTTAGTATTTGTTGAAAATGCCATTCAGAACTATTTATAGGATATTCCATATTTTATGGTTTTGTAGTGATAATTTCCATTTTCCATTCTTAACACAAAGTTTAATGCAGTGTTTTAAGTTTTCTGTATTAATTGTAAAGCCGTCTGAGTGAGGGCTTAACCAATAGTGTTCCGCAGTAATACTTGGTTGCGGTATATCCTGACCCGCGTGCCTTACATAACGTAATTCATTTACTCCATTAGGAAAGTTTTTTGCGATTACGTGTTCTGCTACTTTTGGCGATACGCATATAAAATCAATATTTTCTACCGGGGCTTGTAACCCGCTTGTTTCTATTGCTTGATAATAACCTTTTTCTTTAAAATAAGCCGTTATATGGCTTGTAAGCTGGTCTAAAGGCTCTCCGCCTGTCCATGTTATTTCTTTGCATTGTGGGGCGTTAATTTCAATCCATTTATGTATTTCTTCGATACTCATTTCCTTGCCGCTTTCAAATTCGGTATCGCATTTTATTCCTAGTGAATAACAGGCGTTTTTGGTTTTACACCCCGAGGTGCGAATAAATACCGTTGGTGTGCCTACACGCGCCCCTTCACCTTGAAGTGAGTAAAATATTTCTGATATTTTTAAAATCATGGTTGATATATTATTGTTGAGCTTTCTGTTTCCATTAAATCAATTCTCACAACTGGCAGTCCGCTATTCTTTAAAATATTAAATATGCTTTGTGCAATTACTTCTGTACTTGACGGCGCGTCCAATATATATTTTTTTGTTCCTAATATTTCTAGTGCGTGCATTAGCTTTTTATCCTCTACGTGTACGAAACAACCGTGGTCAAAACTATCTATTATAGGCTTAACATACTTATCAATATCATTAAAAAGAATTGTCGCTCCCCGTTCATTTATGCTTGTTTCTACATAAACCTTAAATCTATAAACATGACCATGCAGATTATAGCACTTATCGTTTAGCAGTTCATTTCTGTGTGCTGCATAAAAGTGATATTTTTTTTCAATTATCATAACCAACCTTTTTGTTTTGCTTCGTAAAATCCTTTGACTCTTAATTCTGTCGCTGGGTTATTATTTAATCCCATACCCCACTCATTCATTATTTTATTTCCATTATAATCTGTTAGTGTGTCTTTTATAATTATATCTAAGCAATTTAATTCTTTTGCCATTTTCCATGTTTCAGCTTTTGTTAAATACATTAATGGGGTATGTATTCTTATATCTTTAATGCCCAGCCCTAAACTTAATGTTAATTGAATAGAATCTATTGTATTTCTTCTACAATCAGGATACCCTGAATAATCTGTTTGGCATACCCCTGTAACAATATCGCTTGCTCCTATTTTAGCGCAATATGAGCCAGCGATAGTTAAAAATAAAATATTTCTTCCCGCGGTAAAACTTGCTGGTAGGTCATTATTTATATTGCTTTTTTTATTATGGTCTTTTTTTTCTGTTAAACTGCTAGGAGCTAATAAACCTTCAACATTAAATATTTTATAATTAATATTGGCTTCTTTAGCTATTTTTTGCGCTTGCTTTATTTCCTGAATATGCATTTGTCCATAATCGAAACCAATAGCTTCAATTTGATTAAACCGTTTTTTTGCCCAGTATAAACAAGTTGTAGAGTCTTGACCCCCACTTAAAAGCAAAACACATTTATTTCCATGTTCCATAAATGTATATTATTATTATTTGTTCTTCCGTTATCTCATAGATTTTGTTCTGCATATCTAGCAAATTTAAGCCATTCATTAAAATTGTTAATTGCGCCCTCTTTGCCTTTTAATCTTACGTTTTTAGGGCTTATTTTATCTAATCCTTTACCATTAAATCTATATAAGAAGCCACCTCTATTTCCATAAAGCCATGCGGTGCTATCAACTGAATAAAATTTATATTTATTTAATCCATCCATATTTGTAAAACCTAATCCATGAACCTTGCATTTATTTAATATTGCTATTTTTAATAGAGGGTAAAAAACATCATATTCGCTTCGTTTTATTTCTTGTGTAACAATTCCACCAATAGCAACATAATCGTATTCTTTCGTCATTTTCTTCCAGTATTCAAGACCTCTACTTTTATGCCATACAGGTATTGATTTTTTGCCTGTAAGATTTTCAAGTTTATTCCTCAATCTTTCTACCTCTTTTATGCCCACTACGCTGTCAATATCTAATTCAATAAATAGGTCTATTTTATGCTTATTAATAAATTCAGCATATTCTTCAATATAATTATCCCAATTAACATTTGCTTTAGCGCCATTAAGATAAGTAAATGCTCCACTGTCTAAAAGAAAATCTTTAAAAAATTGACGCATTTTTATAATCCATTCACCTTGTTCTTTAACATAATAAAAAGATTCGAGTATGTATGGCTTATTTTCAATAACAGATTTATCATAAATACCATTTTCTCTCCACGGTGCGTTTCCTGCTAAATATACTTTCATAAAATTACTTATTACGGTTTTTCCCCACCCATGACACCCCCCCCCCGCTAAATAAATTCTCATTTTATTAGCAAATCATAAATTATTTTTTCTTTACTTCCTCCCTTTACTTTTAGAGCCTCGTTTACTTCGTTATAATCATCCTCAGTATATTCTAAAATGATTTTAAATTTCTGCTCATTTTCACTATCTCCGTTATCTTCAAAAAATTTATCTAAATCAATTTCTTCATTAGTTAAAAAAGTTGGTATATCCAAGCCCCACTCTTCGAGCTGCTCGGTATCCCAATCGTTTGAAAGTAAAGTCCAATCCCAATCGCCGCCGCTTACATTGTCTTTAATTATAAACTCGCGCTGTTGTGCTTCGGTTAATTCGCCTGCAACTATTATAGGCACTTCTTTAAGCCCAGCTTCGCGGCACGCCTTTAAGCGCATATTACCGCCTAAAACTACCATATCATTATTTACTACGATAGGGCGTATGTTAAGCATTTCGGGGAACGCTTTAATCGAGGTAACGAGCCGCTCAAATTTATCGTCACGTATCGTTCGCGGGTTATTCGGGTTTTGCTTAACCTCTGATATTTTAACTATTGTTGTTTTCATCGCTTACGTGCTTTACGCCATTTTTCAGCCTCTGAGTATGCTATTGCCGCCGCTTGTTCGGGGCTGTAACCTTCTTCAATTAGCTTACGAATGTTCATGCTTATGATAGCTTGTGAATCTCCCTGAAATAGTGGCATAATACAAATTTACAAATTATAAGTGTCAATTCTTTTTTTTACCATTTCGATAAATCGCTCCATCATGGCAGCATAGAAGCCGTTAAAATCTTTATGACCCTCGGGCGCGTGTTCAAATAGCACGTAAAGTGTTGCGCGTAACCGCTGGCTCGGTGTTTTGCTTCCAAGTTCTGCGGCATCGAGTTTAAGGTTGTTTAACAATTGTTCATCGTTATAATTGAACTGTTCGCCCTTAAATGCCATAACACCTACGCCACCCATCCATTGACTAAATAGGGCGCTCGTTTGTTCGGGCGTTAGTTCCTGCGTTCCGATTGTTACCTTAATCGTTTTATCGCGGCGCGTGGCTACGGATTCAATCGCACATGGTATGGTTAATAGTTTAGCATCCATACTCAGGCTCGCGCTTAGTTGCTTTGTATTCAAGTTTTAGCGTTTCGAGGTAATCGCGCACCATCGCTGTAATCTTTTCGCGGCTCGTTTGCGGTACGCGAAAGCACAGAGTAGCGGTTGGTTCGCCATATTTGGGCAACCTACCAGCACCTTCACGGCGACCGCCTCGATTATCTTTTGCCTTTGCTTCGGACTTCATGCCACAAATATAAGTATTATTTGATTACGTTTTGCAAATTTACGCCGTGTTTTTTAAGTAGCTTCAACCAATCGAGGCAACGGTTTAAATACATTCGGTAGGCTATCGAGTTGCGCGGTGCGCTTGTTAGTTGCGCTGCATAGCTGCGATGCGTTTTAATCGTGTCGGTGTAATATACCACGCCCTCTTTAAACTCGCTTTGCTCGGGTTCATGGTTAGTCATGTAATCGATTATGCGCTCTTCGGTACTCAAAATGGTTCTTTATCAAATTCATTATTCGGCGCGATTGCGCTAATTAGTTTCTCGGTTTCGGGCATCGGTAGAAATGAGCTGCCAGTATTACCGCCCAAATCGCTAAAGGCTGTAATCGTGTTGTTATGCTGAAATCGTACTTCACCCGTCGCGCCTTGCCTATGCTTTTCGAATAAGTAAAAAACGTGCTTATCGGTTTGTTCGCCGTCGACCTCATCAATACCGTAATACTTCGGGCGATAAATAAAAATAACCGTGTCCGCATCTTGTTCAATTGAGCCGCTTTCGCGTAGGTCGGATAGGATAGGGCGTTTATCGCTTCGCTGTTCTACTTGCCTACTTAACTGCGCAAGGGCTATAATCGGTATGTTTAGTTCCTTTTGCGCGGCTTTTAACGTTCGGCTAATCTCTGCTACTTCCATTTCGCGGTTACCGCCTTTAAACCCCTCTATCGTCATTAATTGCAGGTAGTCAATTATCGCCCACTTGCAACGACCTTTACGCGCTTCGCGTCGCATTATCCTTATTGCTTCGTGTACACCGCATCGCGGTTTGTCGTATATTAAAATTGGTAGCTTTTCGATTTGCCCGATTGACTGCTCAAAGGTATGTAGCTCGGGTTGGTTTAGGTTTCCATCGCGTAAGCGTGCGGCGTTTACTTGCTCGTTACTATGCTGCAATATTAGGCGCTGGCATAGTTGGCTGTTATTCATTTCAAGGTTAAAGTAAATACCCGCCTCGTTAAAGTTGCAAGCGTGGTAAAGGGCTAACGCTGTTTTACCCATCGAAGGGCGACCCGCTAAGATTATAAGCTCGGGGTGAAAGCCGCCCGTAAAACGGTTAACCGAATCTATACCCGTACTTAACCCGCTCGTTTGCCCGTTTTGATACATCGCAGCGCGGCGGTAATATGCCTGCCGTTCTTCGTCTGCGAGTTGCAGCGTGGTAATTATATTATCGATAGGGCTACCGTCCTCGATTAACGAGTTTAGGCGCTTAACGATTTCAACGGCGGTATTTACGCCGCCTTTATTGTTATTGATTCCTAACGTTTCCTCGGTTAATATGGTTGTTATTGAACGTTTAATGTGTTCGTCCTTTAGAATCGCGATGTACTGGTTAACGGGTTCGGTGTACGATAGGTCGTTACCCCACCCCGAAACGTTTGCAAGGTCGCGCGGCTCGATTGCTTTTGTGCTTAGTGCATAGCTACCGAGTGTAACGAGCGTTGGCTGCTTGTTATCGGATTGTATCGATTTAATGATTTTAAAGCATTTTAACGAGAGTTCTTCGGTAAAGTGGTACTCAGATAGCTGCGGCACTATTTCACGCGCTGCATCGGGTTCGTGCAGCATTATGAAAATTAAAGCCTGTTCGATTTTTGGTAGGGGTTTCATTTTATCTAACGACTACCCGAAGGTCTTGTTTATAGTTATGAAATTCAATGTAGAAATTTTCGCTCTCAAATAATTTTTTGGCAAGCTCTAATTTCTCGGGAGTGTTATCAATGTTTCCGTGAACTATTGAAAAGCCTTTTGATTCAAGCGCTGCGATGCTATGGATTGAAAAATATTTTTCTGTTTTCATGGTGTAAACGTTTAAAGGTTTTGCAGTTGTTCGGATGCTGCGCCCCGTATTATCGTTATCCTATTATTTTTTCAGCAATTTCTATTGCTTTGTTTTTACTTAAAATTGTTTCGGTTTGTTTTATGTTTTCATTTATAAACCAAGCATTAGAACTATTTGAGTAGGTGTAAATTGTTATGTAATAATTGTACCCATCAGAAAGCAAAGTTCTATTAATTATTGCTTTCTTGTTTCGTTCAGCGTTTTGGATTGTAATTTGAAAGTTCATTGTGTAAGTGTTTAAGAGTTTGATGAGGCAAACATACAACTATATTTTGATTCTGCAAACTTTTTCTAAATTATTTTAAAAATATTTTTCTTACTGCATCTTAACGCCCATCGAGGCGCGTGTTACAACGGTGCTTTGTGGTTTATTATCCTTATCGCGTTTGCTCCATGTTACTAACCTTCGCCCAGTATCCCACGCATCTTGAGCCGTTAGCCTTAGTTTACCATTTGCTAAAGGTTCAGCCCAATAGTTAAAAAACTCGTTCAGCATATTTTTAGGGTAGCGTTCAGCGTATGGTGTCATTGATTTTATTAAATCGTCTTTGCCCCACTTTTTAAAGTTCTCTTTATCCTTATCTTTCTCTTTATACTTATCCTTATCCTTATAGGCTTCGGTTTCGCTTTTAATTCGCTTCGGTTTCGCTTCAATTTCGCTTTCGATTCGCTTCGATTTCGGTTTACTTCCGTTTATGT